GCCAGATGCATCTGTTATTGGTTCAATTGACATTTCAATTGGAGTCGCGTTTGGTCCTCGCAAAATTACATTAGTGTAACCTTGTATGTCAGATGATATTTTATTAGCTTCTACATAAAATTTATCCAGATATTTTTTATCAGTCATGTTTAAATTTCCAGCTAATATAAATTCTTTACGATCTTCTAGATATCTAATTGCTTCTAATAATTCCTCTGGAAGTAGTTTGTCTAAATCAAATTTTGGTGAATCTTTTCCTCGTAGCTGAGCTAATCTTTGAAATGTCATTGTAATTTCATCCCAAAATTTGAATCTAGTTACAGTACCTTTTGTTCCTAATCGAATCGATGCATTTGGTTTTTTTGGATTACTATAATCTTTTACTTCATATCTTTGGCCAGCTTGTTCTAAATCATATGATTTACCACCACCCTGTATCTCAGACCCTTGAATTAATGCAGCTAATAGTATTTCACCTTTACCCATTCCGCCTGGTCTTAAATTAAACAATTGTCCGAGAAGTCCAGATTGAAAATTAATCTTAGATAAACTTTGTTCGTCAATAGTATTAATTGAATACAATAAGTTTGCAAATTCTATAGAATTTTCTTGTGATAGATTATTTAAAAAATTTAAAGTAACTAGATCAGCTTCAACTGGTAAAAAATTTAAAAATTGTTTAAACGCTTCAGTTTTATTAACACGCTGTATGGCACTGGCTAAAAATTGATTTTCTATAGAATTTTCTTCCAACGATTCAATAACAATTCTTTTAATATCACCTTTGGCACGTTCTACGATTTGCCGAGCTTGATCTGTTGTACAGTTACATGTTTCTATGAGCACATCATATAACACCTCATAATCTTTAGATTTAGAAGGATACCCTTTAGGTAATCTAAAACACCACTCTGTTAATATAGAATCTATGTTCATAGCGAAATAGTTTTCATTTTATCATAAATATTGCCAACTTTACATTTTACCGGGAAATTACCGGATTCTAATATAGATTTGATTTCCGGTAAAACGGTCTGAGCTTCGGTCATCGGAACATCAAACATTACTGAATCATACGTGTATAACACCATACGTGTTTGTTTTTGAGTTAATATGTCTAATACCTGTTGTAATTTTTGTACAGATACCTCAGTTTCTACAGCTTGTAAATAATAATTAAATAGTTTGTTTGCTGTCATGTTTTTAACAGCATCCGAACAAATTGGTCTGTTTAGTATTGGCGTACGGATACACTTCTTTGATTTCCATTGTGCCCACAATTCATATACAAACTTATTAACTCGTTGAAAGAATTCAATAGATAAAAATTCAGAATCAATGCCTCCATACATCAATCGAAATGTTATTTGTTTGCTTTCTTCTCGTTGCTCGTCTGTTAATGCATCGCCAAAATAATAACGACCTAAATAATCATGCACTGATGTGTCAGGCATTTCATATCCAATTATACGAGCAATCAATCTAACATGATATGAATCAAAATCCATCTCTACCAATGCACCATCTGTAAACCTGCTACAGAAGGCCGACCTAGTACCATCTTCTTTGTTCATGGCAGCAAAATTAAAACCGCGGGCTGCGTTACTAGGTCGACCGGTGACTGTATGATAGTTGTATTGCGAATACACAAATCCATTGGTTACCAATTCTGGCATTCTGAATTCATCAGTTACTCGCAATCCTGATTGTTCAATTCTTGAAAATACTGCAGGATATGTTGCATTGAATTTTAAATATGATTCATCTAATTTTGCATTAACACACATAGGCCAGGCATAGTGACGTATTTTCTGACACATTGCTAAATGTTGTTGCATTGGTATCAAAGTATTAACATACTGAAAAGCCGTATGTCGCCGCCAATAAAATGTATGAGCTGCGGTTGGATAATGAGATTCATCATATGCTTCTGCATAAGTATACCACCACAACGTCTTAACATCCCATACGGCATCATTTCCTCCGATTTGCAGCCACTGTTTCTTATCATACACAAAGATATCACGCAGTTGCAGAAACCGGGACAAATGTTCTGAAAAGCCGGTTAACTGTTCGGTATGTCTCATCGGAACAATTCGTTCTACACCATCTTCAGTATAAATGTATATTGCACATACCCGATTTATGGATACATGCAAAAAATTGTTTGTTAAAATAGGTATAACTAGAGTGCGTTTATTTTCAATACACTGAAATAGTGTATCAATTTCATCTGCATCATCTAGTATCATACATTGAATATAAGAAAAAATATGCAGAAATCCTAGTTATGAATTAATATCTTTAGGAACTACGAAATCTGTATCTGAGTAATATTGAATAGGGTTAGTTAATACTTCAAATATTTCCGGGAATTCGGTTTCTACAGTTCGCATAGCTTCAACATTTTTAGTAGCAACTCCTTTTGTTAATACGCCATTTTGAAACGTATCTTGCAACGGTCCGGTAATAGTCCGATTCAACTGAAACCCCGAATATAAATTTTTATCAATCTGTCCAGATCTCCAACTTGCAAATTGTTCATAATCAATTTCTAATAATTGTCGTTGATTATTCTTTCTTAAAAAATATCTAACAATAAATCCAGTAGATCGGTCTGTTTCTGTAATTATAGGTATATATACATTTGGAGTTTTAAACCGAGTTTGAACTGTCTTTAATTCTTTATATCGTTTAGTTAATTCTGATTCTTTAACTAAAGGTTGTAACTTTTTAGATTTATTGGGATTCCAAAATGTTTCAGTAAAAATCTCACCTGTAATATATGTGTGATATGGTCCAATGTATTCTTTCTGATCGTCAGTCATCCATTCGGAGCCAGTAGTATATAAATTTTTTGTAATTTGGCTCGGAGTATAATGTAGTCTACGTCTCATTTTATTCGAGCCCTTGCATTACATTTAATTTTAGTAGTCCATTCGCCATCATTTGATACTGAATGATCAACACCAATAATGGTAAAAACAAAGGCTTCACGATACCGCCTAGGTAATCCGGCTACTGCTAAAACATCTCCATATTTAAACCCATTAATTCCATCTAATGTAAATTCTAATTCCATTGGAAACACAGATTTATTTCTATTAATAGATTGTTTAATATCCGGAGTAAAATATATCATATACCGTTGTAATACATTTTGCAATTTTTCAATGTTATTTGTATCATTAGGTCGCAATCCAAACGTATTTATAGTTTCAGCCAAATTTATAATTACATCTTCATACCTAGCATTCCAGTCTGCTGCTAATTTTTCTTTAGTTTTCGTATCTGCATATAAGTATGGATTATAAATTGCTTGTTTCTGTACGGATGCATCACCAGAACTTACTGCAAATACCATACTAGTAACTGATTCAGGTACTTGACTCGTTAATGATAATTCTCGAATAACAGACGTACCTGTTTTTGATGCAAACGCCGGGAGTGTAAATTCGGTGACGCTTATATCTCCATTAACAAAATTAGCATCATAATATAATAATGCGTCTGGTATTAACGGATCTTGTACTAAAACTAAATTTATAGCTCCACCAGTATTATAGTGTATTACTTCACTTAGTTTATTTAAAAAGTTTTTTACAGTTGGATTAACTATTCCGTTTTCAGGTGTTTTTTGAATTGCTGATAATATACGTTCAATTGTTTTTAAATTTATATAAATTCTTGAAGGGAACGCTCGTTCAGATTCAGTTGTACGAACAGCAAATCCTGGTGTTACACGTTCAACTTTAGGGAACATTTTTAGATCGGCTTTTCGAATCCCAGACGGCGCCGGAAGTATATTATATGTATATACATCTGTGGGAATGTCAGACGTACCAGACCATAACAATATTTCCATTGGATTTGCAGATACTAATCTTTCATAAAAATTACTCTGACACGCCGTGTCTGTGCATATTAACGGAGCACTTATATTTGCTAATAAATTTTCATTTAAAAAATCTATTAAAAACCCTAATGTCACCATACGTTCGGTAGACGGCGTTGTTTGTGTGTTTTCTAATGTATATGGAGTGCCTACCAGTATAGCTCGATCAGTCAAATTAGCAACAGCATATTCAAAATCTACTATATCTGGATTAATCTTTTTTTGTTCTTGTATACGAGCATCCACTACACTACTTATGTCTGTATATATGTTAGAAACCTCATTTGTAATTTTAGTGCCAGCACCAGATGTTTTAGGTTTATTATTAATAATAGTAGAAACATCCGCATATATATTACTAACACCTGTTGCTTCAACTGAAACTTCTACACTACCATCGGCACTATATGAATATGTAAATGAAACAATTCTTCCGGTGAAAAATGCTTCATTCATTTTACGTAAATCTTCTAAATTAACATTAGGAAAGAAACTCTGAATAGTACCAGTGGTTGGTAATCCTTGATTTTCTAGTTTTTCACCGGTTAATACAACAGACTCATCATGCATAATTTTTATTCGTATGTATCGGCCTGGCGAACAATATATTTCTTCAATTTCATCTAAGTCTGTAGTAGCATCAGGTACTTGAATAGTTATGTTAGCTTTATTAATATAATTTTTTGATGTATCATTAAAATTAAATGATACTGCAGTAAGTACCGGTGGTATTCGATATGATGGGCGAACTGCATCATTTAAAAAGCCTACAGGGCCAGTTGGCATATATGAATCTTTTAAAACTGTCTGTCCGCCTAATACACCAAATCCGGGCAATGGTTTAGAATTTACATTAGGTTTTTCTCCGTATGCAAGTAATTCTACATTTGCTACTTTACCAACCATGTAGTTAATAGCAGCCGTTGTTCGATTTGCAGTTCCAGCAGACCCTCGGGCTATTAATTCTCGCTGCAACGCATTGTTAACTTGTGAATAAAACGGAAGACTCATCTGGATAAATTTATACTTTCTATTTGGTTTTGCATGTTAGACATATTTGGAATTCGCAATCTACTATTAATAGGAACTATTAATGACCCTTTTCCTAATCCATTAGCGGTAGCTATAATATACCACATTGATGAATCACCGTAAAACTTAAATGCTAACAAATCTAATCGTTCAATATTAGATGTTTGAATATATACATCATTTAACGATGGATTTGGTACTGGTATAATCATGGTGCTTTGTTTTCGCTTACCAGATGCGTCATTAAGTATATTAGCATTACTATATCTGTTACTCATAGCTATCCTTAATTATTAGTAATTCCTCCAGCTGCATTGGCAGCCGGTACATTTGCCTCGCCAGCTATTTTAAATTTACCTTTATCAGAACCTCGCTCTGCTGCATTTTTATCAGCATTTTCATTTATATCATTAGTTCCAAAATCACTTAACCAATTATCGCCACCTTCTTTAGGAATTGCATCAGGTCCAAATGTTTTTGCTAACGTATACATTCGACCTCGTAGTTCTGGCAAATAATCTGGTATTATATGCATTCCTAACTGTACAGCTACTTTATGTGGCACTTGCATCATGGTAGGATCTTCTTCTATATTAATTTCCCATGTTGTTTCTTGATCTTGAAATGTATAGCCTACGCTAGTTAATACGATTGGCTGCTGAACTAATAAATCTCCCAATGTCATTCGCATCCATGGACCTTTCATTGCCAATGTACTAGTACCATATTTAGGAGCAGTGTATGATGCCAATGCATTTAATTTTCTGTATATAGGTTTCATTTCATCACGTGAAGTTGCATAAACAGTAAATGACAAACTTACATCTCTACTATATCCTTGATATGTATAATTTGGGTCAGCACGACCTATCATCTGTACAGTATTCCATTGCGGTGCATGAGTATCTGAAAATGAATCAATTGTAGCACGGAATACTATGATATCATCTTCATCTTCGGCGCCATTATATAAGTTAGGTCCGGTAAAATAAAATTTTATAAAGTCTTTTGTTATATCAGTTTGATTTGCAAAATCAATAGCGTTATTCCATTTTTGACTACTAAAACTAAATAATTTAGGTTTCCATCTATAAACTTCTTTTAATGATCGTTGTCCAAAATCAACAACATTTATTTTATCTCCTCTAAATTCAGTTACTAATTCAGTAGGATTAATAGTTGGAACCCATTTTCCTGGTTTTTTATCTGGGCCGGCGGTTTCTGAAGATTTCCATCTGGTTGCGACTTGTGATCGTTGTGTAAAATCTCGACGTAATGCATTAGCATCTCCATGATTTCCAAATCCATATACAGATTCTAAATTAAATATAGAATACACCCCACCCAGCGGTGCAATTGTTGCTGCAGCATATAATCCACTAACAATAGAATTTTTAACATCATTGTTGAATAGATTTCTAACAGTTGCAGCAGTACCATCTAATCGAACATTATCGATACTAAAAGAATATCCTTTAAAACTTCGAAAATCTTTGTATTTAGTAGCACTCCAATTTATTAACGTCGCTTTTCTAGTAAACGGCATCATGGAATATGGTTGTCCTAAATTTTCAAATCGGGTATCGTCTGTTTTATTAGAACTAAATAGGTTGCTTATACCAGGGCCTGTAATTTGATGAGTCATTGCAGTGCCTAATCCAGCTGCTGCACCTACTGCTGCATTTCTGGCTACACTTAAAAATATAGACCCGGGAGATACATTACCAATATTATTAACAACATCAGCTCTAGTATTATACGTAAATCCAGCTGGGTTTGTAGCAGTATTTACATTTTTTCCTTGTTCAATCGTAGGTGTATTAAATGGACTTGCATATGTTACTTGACCTAATCCCAACGGAATTCCAGCTGGTTTAAAAATTCCTTCGGATTCATTATAAGTTTTAAATGTAGCACGTAGCGATGAATTACTATCAGTTAGCCATATTCTGTATGGCGATGGAATATCTGATGATAGTATTGGATAGTTAACTGTACTTGTAGGAAATACCGTAACACCATATGGTGGATTTTTACTAGAAAGCGTTGGAGTACTTATAGGAAAAATAGTACTACCATATGGATTTTGATACGTTGACATCTTACATTATACTTGTGTTATTTAGATTGGACCGTTCTAATATACGCAATGAAGATCTAATTTTTTGACCATCAAATACATTTGTTACTTGAAAACTCATTCCTTTTATCGCATCAGCAACTGCACTAGCAATAGCGTCGCCATTCATTCCGGCTTTTGGTGCAGTTGCTTCACGTATACCTGGCATTGCTAGTATATCATCTTTTGGATCTAATGAAAACGACCCAAATGGCCCACTTACAACAGTACCAGGGCCAGCTGGTATAAAAACATCTTTTTGTGGTTCTGGCGATGTTATTGTTTCGTATTGTCCTTGATTTAATATATCCCCACTACCAATTTTACCAGCAACTGTACCAACTAAATTAATACCAGACATCAAACTTCTAATTCCTGCTGCAACTGCGCTAGTTGAAACTGTAGCTGCAATGTCTGCTGCTTCTTTGGTTAATACCAATGCTCGATCGGCATTTTCTAATATAGTAGTACTGGTTTTTTGTACGTCTGCCCCGGTTTTTCCTTCAAACGCAGAAGTTTCTGCCTCAGTTGTTACTTTAGCTTGCAATTTTTCCTCAGTAGATCGTTGATCTTCTGCAGCAGCCATTGATTTATATGTTTCATTCAATGATGCTGCGCTAGTAACTTCTGCATTTAATAATTTATTAGCATTTGTATGTGCCGTATTTAAAGCAGCTTGTCCTTCGAGTCCTTCAAATATTTGTTCAGCGCTAACACCTAAATATTCTGCAGATTTTTCTAAGAAAAAAGGATTTGTTTTTAATTTGCTAGAATATTTAGAAATATAGTCACTAAATAATTCTACTTGTTTATTTGCATCACGTTGCAGTACTGCTTGTTGCATTGCTACACCAAAATTTTCACCAGCTGACGTAGTTATATCTTCACCGGCTAATGCTTGAAGTTCATACTCGCTAGTAATCATTTGATTATAATCCAGGAATCCTTTTGCGCCGGTGGTAATAGTAGACATTTCTACACCTAACATTTTTGCTTTTCCTAATGCTAAAGCTAATTGTTTAGGCATTGCACCGAATACTACTCGTTCTTCAGCACTTAAATTTGCAAACTCTTTACTAATATCTGTTAATGTACCGGATTCATACCCTAACTTTTTAAATAATTCAGCAACATCTGTAACTTGTTCTCGAAATGATTTAGCCATGGCTAAACTACCATTTGCATATGCAGTTTGCGCGCTAGTAAAACTTTCATAAGCGTCTTCGCCTATTTTCATTTGTTCTAATGCTAACTCATTCTGTTCAACTAAAAATTTTCCGTAGTTTGTTTCATAAAATTTTTTGCCAACTGTAGCAAATAATTTTTTATTTTCTTCTACATTTTTTTTAGTATTTGCTGAATTAATGTTAAGGGTTTTAGATAAATTTTGTAAAGTTATACCAAAATTAGCAGCGTCTTTTGCATTTAAGTTAAATCCAGATTGTAAGCCTGCATTTAACTGTTCTAAAACTGTTAAATTATCTGATACTTTTTTTATTTCATCGCCAATTGTACCAAATACATTTAATTTTACAACAGCACCACCTTCGGTTTTATATAACTCAAATAGTTTGCGTAACTGTGCTTCGATTGACGCAAGTTCAGCAGATTGACCTTGTTTAGGTTGTTGCTTAAGACGTTTAATTAGTTGTATTTGATGTTCGTAGGTCATTTGGAAATATCTTTTTATATAAATATTTACAATGGAGATTTTACTACTTTGTTTTTAGTTATAGATCTAGCAGCTTTTTGTTGTTCAGCTCGTTGATTGGCTTCTTCGTATATTTGATTTATTTTACGAATCCAAAATCTACGTAGATACACTGGCATATTATATAAATCATGCCATGACCATCTACCAGCGCCGTGCCATACTAAATTAAAAAGAGAGTCATGAAGTTGTACTCGGTCCTCTGGCTTAAAACCAAAAAAGGTCTGCGCCAATTGGAAACCCGGCAATGAAGGTGCTCCCATCTTCACCTTCAAACTCATAACTTGATAGTATACTAGGAGTATTGTCATTTATATATTTTCTAAATGGCTTAGATTCTTTTGCTAAAAATTTATAACGTATAAAATCTTGTATTTCATTTATATCACGTACACCGTTAACTTCGCAAATTGTCTGTTCTAGGAATTTTGAAACTTTATCTTCATCTACAGCATCATTTGATAAAAATTTAAACTTAATCTGAATACCAGATTCTGTTTTATAATCAAATTCTCCATTTTCATCAGAAACTAAATTAAAATCTGAATGTTTTAGTTTTGATAAGTCTACAACCCGATCTAAAATATTACCTGTTGCTGGGTGTTTTATCTTAACAGGATATTCTTTTCCGTAACTAAGAATACGTGCGGATATAATTAATCCGTTTTTGTCTACTTTAGTAATAGTAGAATAATCAACCGGTGTTATAATTAATGCTTCTAACAACTTATCCAACATAACTCCTTCTCGTATATATGATGGATTTGTTAGAATATCTTCGTCATATGCAGTCATATACCGCATTTCTATTGTACCATCTCGTAATGGATGATCTTTAGGATATACCATTCCTTTACTAACTAAACGAACAATTTCACTTGGAATATTATTACGTTTTGTTTCTTCGTACTGTTTTTTTGCTAATTGTATTAAATCGTGATTGGTAATTCTATCAGTCATACCGGCCATTATAACTCCTTATTATTTAATAATAAATATGTGCGAACATAAAATATGGGGGCAAAAACCCCCATAGTTATATATTTTTTAGTATTGCAATATTGCGTAATCAAATTTCAAAGTCAATTCGATTGTCATTGCTTCTTCTGTTCCCCAATCCATTTGGCCAAAGTTTGCATCTGAAATAAATGCTCCTTTTAATGACCAATTTTCAATTTTTTCACCTAATGCAGAAAGTGCATAGAATTCTATATCTCGTTTATAATCTGAAGAATATCCATCTCGACCTGTTATTGATTCATGATGGAAACGAATCCATTCCATTACTGCTTGTGCCCCTTCTGTTGTGATAGGATCATATACTGTAATAGAAACATCGCTCCATCTAGACTTTCCTTTAACTTTTCGGTCAATATTAATATGGTCTAATACAATCTCTCCGTTTGCAATAGTAGGACGAGCTGCAGCTTTTACTAAGTATGCAGGAATGTTAGTACCTGCCAATTGCATAATAAATCTGTTAGCATACTTCGGTTCCCACGAAAACGCACTATTAAATAAATCATTCTGACTAATATCAGGTAAGGTAGGTGTTAATGCCATTTTATTCCTTCATTTCTTTTTATATAAATATCCGCAAAGTAAAAAAGGCAGAACCGAAGTCCTGCCATTTTAAATCAATTTTATTTTAGAATTTTAATCAGGGAAACTTGCTCCAGTTGGTTGAATATTAAAATCTAAAATAATAAACTCAGCTGTACGGGTCGGTTGAAGAAATATTTGACCGTATAGAATGTTTTGATCAATTAAGTCTGGTGTGTTATTTGTTTGATCCATTACTACACGAAATGCATTTAATCCTTGCTGTGCTTTTACTCTATCTAAATATGGATTAACAATTGCTAAGAATCTCAAACGTGTTGCATCGGTATTTTGTTCAAATACTAAATATCTAGTTGAGGAAGCAATAAATTTCTTAACCGTAAGCAACAAACGACGCACATTGACGCGGTCTAATGCACTTGGAACACCTTGCAATGTCTTTTGCCCCCAGATAACTACTCCTTCGTTAGGGAAGTTGGCAATAGGATTAACACGGGCTTCATACAAGGTGTCTCGAGCTGATTGATTAAGATTGATATAAGTATCAGATACTGTAGTCAATCCTCCACGCGTCAAACCAGCTGGTGCGTACCATGGTGCTGCTACTTGATCATTAAATGCCAATACCCCTGGTACTACTACGCTAGGCGGTACCCATAATGGAACGTTCTTTGCAGGATTAAGAATTCTTAACCATGGCCAATATGTTGATGTATAATTGCTATCAATGGTAGCTACTTGGCTTGTTACTGTGGTTAACGAATCTGTTAATGCATTTGAGTCCATTACATAAAATGAATCTTGTCGTGTTTCAACTAAGTTACGAGCTTCGGTTGTTACTACACTATGCAAACTATCGATAATCCCAGGAGTAATAAGCATATTGATATCATAATAATCAGTATTGCTTAACAATGTAAATGCTTTGTTATATGCTTTGGTTCCCGGGGTAGTTGTACCGGAACAATTAAATCCAAATGTATTGTTACTAGTTATGTTAGTTCCAGAATACTTTTTAAGATTTGGTTTTGCTCCATCAAATCCACCTTGGAATGGCACAATAAATTTTCTAGTTGATATAGCAACGTTAGTTGTGAATGTACCTCCAGTCAATGCAGATTCCAAAGACCCGGAATAAGCAGTAGTCGATGTTGGGAAATTTGCTGCAGCATCTTGATTAATGTTTCCTAGATAGAAATCAGTGTTGCTACCTGTATTGCTACCAGATGACGGTAATGGTGCTAAGTAATTTAAGTTGTTAACCGTGCTAAAATTAAATCCAAAATAAGTATTTGGCGAATATGTTACAACGACTTGTGATGTTTGATATGTAGCAGCTGTTAAATTCAATGAACCAGATGCCATTGGAATTGGAGCTTCTGGAGCTCGAAACCCAAACGGTACCAAAGTATTTTCATTGGTTTTAGTAGATACCCCGGTAGAAACTTGTACTCGAATAAATCTTGAAATGTTTGGATAATCGCCATTAGGTATGATATCGTTATTGTCAGAAATTGTTTGATAGCGATCACCAATAACTCTAGCAATATATCTAGGCGAATCTGGATTCAAGTTTACATTTAAGAATGTCTCTACGATATCTGGATTTCTATCAGTGTCTTCTGATGAATATGGAGATCCAGGAATGTTAGTAGTGTTAACACGACGAACTTCTACAGTGAATGTTCCATATCCAGCTGGATCAGATACTTCAGTAGATGTTTTCACATCACGTATACCAACTTTAACCTCATGGTTTACAGAAGTACCATGTGATAATGTATGAAACTTAAAAAGATCTTTTGCAACACTTCCAATTTTTTGTGAAGTAATCCATGGAGTGGCTGCAGTTGAATAGTCTGATAAGAATTCATAATTTGATAATAAAGCTAATTCTGTAGTAATATTACCAGCATTAGCAAATGCAGCATACGCAGTTGGATTTGCATATAATGCGTATACTGGATAATCTACTGATTTAGGACCAGTACCGAATACTTTGTTAACATAGTTATTTGCATTTGGATTGATTGATGCTGAGATTGCAACATCTTTTGCTACTAAAAATGAACCATCAAATCCAATTGCATCATCCTGTGCTGCAGTAAACGATCCAGATACTTTAATTGCAAATGAACCAGAGCCACCATCTAATAATACTGCATTTTCAAATATTTGACTAGTGCCATCTTGTGTTACTGGTTGTGTTGGATGTAATACGTGAGTTACAACTTCTACCTTACCTGCACCGGATCCAGATTTAGCAATAACTGCTAATGCACCATTGGTTAATTTATATCCATCTTCATAGAGAAGACGTGTTACTGTGATTACACTTCCATTACGCAAATAATCTTGTACTACAAAAGGCACATATGAATCATCAGTATATGATCCAAATGTTGCAATAAATTCTGAGTAGTTTCTTATTTGGGTAGGGATTAATGCAGGACCTTTTACAGTTGGTCCTATTACTGCTGCACCGATTGCAGCAACACCGCCGGCTAAAAATGACTGATCTACTTCATTTGTAAATACGCCGGGCGAAACAATTCTTTCTGCCATTAATATACTCCTATGATTTTATAATAAATATGGATTAAACAAGCCAAACCTTATTGAGCAGTAGTGAATGTTCCATCAGCAATATTGATTTCGCCTTCGCCGTAGCGATCTTTTAGTTTCTGTAATAGTTCTTGCTCTTGTTCTCTTAATGAATCGAATCTGCGAATTGCATCTGCTTCCTGGGATTCTAGTTGCTCAACTCGTTGTTTAGCAAATTGTTTTTCAATGGAAATATTTCCTACTACGGAAACTAATTCGGCAAATTTTTGTTGCAATTCTTGTATTGAATCTACATGTTCTTTATCTAATTTTCTTGTCATACAAAACCTTTTCTTATTATATTAAGAATTTATTTTATATATTCAAAGAATTTATGTTACACCATAAACTCTTAAAGCATCTACTTCCCAAGTACCATTGAGAACTGTAGTTGTGGTAATTTCTATAGTTGCACCTCCGGTTATAGCTTCACTGTACTTTAAAGTGCGGCCTTTTTCTTGTTGGTCAGTGGCACCAGTAGCATCACCTTCATCGGTATGGGTTCGTTTAGTTACACCCCCAACTACTATATTAAAGGTAACATTAGAGTTAGCATTAGCAAAACCTCTAAATCCACATTCAGATTCTATAATAATTCTACTATAAGTGTTTGATGGTAGTGTATATGTTTTAACTGTAGTTGCAGTTGTTCCAGTATCTTCAACCTCATCTCTGTACAGAGATATTACTGTTCCTGAAGGCATATTTGTAATAATGGCTTTTGCTCCGGT